ACTGGTGTTGGTGTTGGTGCCGGTGTTGGTGCTGGAGTTGGTGCTGGAGTTGGTGCTGGAGTTGGTGCTGGTGGTTTTGGATCCATCAGACCAGAACCAGAATCCAGTTTAGCAATTCTTTGTGCAGAGGCTTGCACTCTACCTTGTTGACTGATACCGAAAGATCCCGAAGGAACGGTGTTTCCATATCTTTGGTTATCTCTATTAACTTGCTGTTGAGTTAATGAAGGAGATTTTGGTTGTGGTGCAGGTTGTGGTGAAGTTTTCCCAACAGTATTCAAAAATCCCTTATTAGGAACATAACCACTTGCTTTTGCATCGGCAACATTATTAGGACTCAAAGGAGTGTTGTAAACTGGTGCATCACCGAATTCTGCTCCAAACTTAGACATCCTGGATTGACCAGGTCTTCCAGCACTTTGAGCAAGTTTTGTTGCCAATTCTAATCCTACAGTTTGAGCACCAAGTGATCCTAAAGCACCTCCAACTCCCCTTATTCCCTTTACAAGATTCTGGGGAGTAGCTAGACTTTTAAGTCTTGTAAATAAGTTTCCTTTAGGAGCAGCAGGAGTTGCAGGGGTAGTTCCAAACTTAGGTACTGGTGCTTGTGGTTGAACTGGTCTAGCAGTAGCGTTAGTTCTAGGAATACTAGTTGCACCACCAGCATTTGTTCTAGGTTGAGTAGTTCTAAACTGAGGTTCTGGTGTTCTGCCACCAGGTCTTAGATCTGCTTTAGGAGTACGGGGTTTTGGTTTTACAGCACCATCACCAAACTCTGGTTTTGGTGCTTGTGGTTGCAATTTATCTGGAAGCAAGTCTGCAACTGGTTTTACCTTTGGTGCAGGTGCTGGTGGTTTCTTCTTAGGAAGAAGATCCAACATATTAGCAAGTCCACCCAAAAATACTTGAGTAGGATCAAATCCTTGCTCAACAAGAGAAACCATTATTGCAGGGATTTCTTCCTTACTATACCCTTCGGCAAGTAATAGTTCCTCTACCTTATCGAACGCTTCCATTTCTAATGATACTTTTTAGATATTTATCAATCTAATGGTCTCATAATACGACGAAACCGCCTTATCAGGGCGGTTCTTGTGCTTCTTCTTAAATGCTTTGAGTGCCTCTCTTCGATCCCTCATCGCTTGAGGTTTGAGAGTGGGTTTCTGTTCCTTACTGGAATGATGCTGCCAGTTTGGGATAATCATTACTCCTCCGTATCTGAAGATACCCTACGTGAAAATCCTTTGACTTTATCGAACATTATGACACTTTCAAATTTGTCACGCATATCTTGTTTGTGAGAGATGACAAAAATGTTGGCGTCTTTAATAACATATCGGATGATCTTGAGGAACTCATCAGTTCCAAATCCATCAAGTGAAGAATCAAACACTTCATCCATAATCAGCAGGTTGGTGTTTACAGAGTTTTTGACACGCGCTACTTCACGCCAAGTGAAGAGAAGGGCAAGGTCGATTCTCATCTTTTCACCTTCGCTAAAGGAACTATACGAGAAATCTTCGTGTATAGGGGACTTCACAGTTTCCTTAAATTCTTCATCAAGATGGAAGTTAATGTAGAAATCCATCATCTGAAGATAGCGATTAACCTGCTGGTTAATGAATGGAAGATACTTTCTTATGATCTTCGTTTTTACTCCGTCGTCTTTGAGTAGTGAGTATGCAAAATCGTGATGAACGATTTCTTGTTTTTTGTCTGACAGTTCAGCAAATGTATGTGCCAGATTGGATTTAAACTCGTCTAACTTTTCATGTTCAGTATTTCGGTTTGCAAGGTTCTCGGTAATAGTTTGAATTTCCTGTTCAAGATCTCGGATTTGTCGTTGATTTCCGCTAACCCGAGTATTGTTTTGAGAAATGCCATGCGTTAGATTCGTAATCTCCTTAGATAGGTTGTTAAATTGACGTTCTCGCTCTTGTTCAAACTTTATGGTTGATTCCAACTCGTTGAAACCTTCCTTTAGTTCCTTTGCAGTATTTTGAACGTCGTCAATTTTATTTAACCGGAAAGACTCTTCTATCTCTTGAGTACAAGTAGGGCATACCGTATTCTCCATAAAGAACTTATGCTCTTTAGTAATAGCAGATACTTTTGCAGACAGTTTTCCACGAAGTGTGTTTAGTTTCGCTAACTTTTGTCTCGCACCTGCAACTTTTTCTTGTCGCTTTGTAGTGTTTTCTAACTCTTCTTGAAGTTTGGTATTCTCTTTGATATATTCATCAACTTCATTCATAAGATTTGTAATCTTAGAATTATTACCATCAATATTCTGCTTACCGCGATTCTCCAACTCATCGATAAAGTTTTGTTGCATTTTCATCTTGTCTTTGAGGGTTTCCTTCTTCAAATCAAGAGACTTTACCTGATCTTTTTGAGTACGAATCTTATCCTTCAGGATATTATTCATCAGAGAAAAGATACGAATATCCAAAAGATCTTCAATAACTTCACGACGATTAGCACTCGTCAACTGCATAAAAGGCACAAAGGTGCTACTACCCAGAATCACAATCTGAGTGAATGACTTGTAGTTTACTTTGAGAATATTATCTTCCAACACACGTTGCATTGCACGGTCATCTGCTTCACGATGAAGTTCTGTGCCGTTTACAATAATATCAAACACATTAGGTTTGATCCCACGTCGAACAAGATACTGACGAGTATTGATCTCAAACTCAATCTCAACTAAACACTCACGTTCATTTGTAGTGTTTGCTAGTTGAGGTTTATTAATTTTACGAAATGGTTTATTGAACAGAACAAAAGTCAATGCATCCAGCATTGTGGATTTGCCTGCTCCGTTAGTTCCGATGATAAGGTTAGTGTTATTTTTTTGAAAATCAATTTCAGTAAATTGATTACCTGTAGAAAGAAAATTTTTCCACCTAATCTTCTGAAACGTTATCATCTAAATCTCTGGGAGGAATCACAATATCATTCGGTGTCACCACCGCGTACTTGTAATTATACCTCTTACAGGTAAGAATTGCAAGTGCATCATCAACCTCTACAACATCCATCTCTGCTTCTTCATCCTCTTCTAGATGCATTGCATAACGCTCTGCGTCATCTTCTTCTTCAAACAAAAAGAGTACTTTTTCACCATACCGATTTTGTACAGCGTAAGCACCCTCTTCTTTTGAATCTCTGAGCGTTAGTAAGAACATTACTCGACCTCGCAGGCTTGTGAATAGACTTTCTGAAGGATTCCCTTGATGATGGTGCTATCACAATCAAACTCTGCTTCGTCGATATATCGATTTAAGATAGAGATAGTGTTCTCACTTTCCTCAACTTCAAACTCTTCATTCTCTTGAACAGAGAAGTTTTCAACGATCTTTAGATCTTGAATACCACAGGAATATAACTTATCTATAAACTTTTCAAATTTCTTAGGTTCGGTTTTCTTCCTAACAATCACTTTTACAATTTTACCCACATATTCAGTGGTATCGAATACTTGATAGGGGGTATCATCATAGTAGATGTTGTAAAACAGTCTGAATGGATTATCAATCTGCTCAAAATCAAGAGTATCAGTATCAAAGATTGTGAACCCACGAGGATCGTTCACATCATTCCAGAACATCTCATAGGGATTGCCTAGGTAGAAGATTCGTCCGTTGTCTGATCGTGTATGGTAGTGACCCGAAAATGTCCGCTCGAACTTCTCAAATAGTGAGCTCTCCATACCTTCTTCCATGACGTGTCCGCGATGCGCTCTAAATCCGTTGAGCTCAAGGTGCCCCATCGCGCACGAGCTAGTTGAAACTTTAATTGATTCGATACTGCTCTCAGTATTTTCCGCATTGATCCAAGGGATAAACAAAACTTGTAGTCTATCTATCATAACCTCAGTGCATTCAGAGTATACATGCACATTTTTATACTGTTTAAGCAACAAATCTACAGAGTTGATTGAATTTGTATCTTTGTAATATGCAGTGTGGTTACCAACGATAGTATGAACAGTAACGCCCAGTTTCTCTAACCGATCATAATAGTTCTCCTTTGCCCACTCAAGAGACCACAAATCAATAGAGCGACGGTTATCAAACGTATCGCCCATATCAATCACAGTCTTGATGCCACTTTCTTCTAGATATGGAAAGAAGATCTCATCATAGAACTTCTTGAAATATTCGTGAAGAAACTTGGAACCCTTACGAGCACCAAAGTGTTGATCGGTAATAATAGCAACCTTCATTGACGATTCGTCTTGTAAGCAATATTGTCCTTAATAGTATTATACTCTGAACTGCTGTTAGAAAGCAAGCTATCATCAACCATCATAACTTCATCGTAACCAGTGCGTTCGATGATTTTAGTTTTAATTTCCAGTTGCTTCTTCTCTTTCTGAATTCGACGTAGAAAGGCGTAGTGGATAATCTGCGTGAAGTAAGCGAAAGGATTTTTAGATTTCTCTGGATCGAAGTTGTGGATGTACTGAACACAGTTTTCAATACCATCAGAGATCATATCGTCTCTGAACATATAATTCACAAAATTCGGTTTGTAGGACAAGTGCGTTGCAATCTTAAGAAAGCACTCACCCAAGTAATTAGTAATTTGTGGTTTACCTGTCCAATGTTGAGATCTATCTGCCTTGGTAGGTTCTCTACCGTTGATCTCCATAAAACTCTTTTCTACTTTCGATCTATAAACGATCAGTGCCTCAAGAAGTTCTTTGTTATTAACGTAGTGTTCTGATTTCTTTTTAGACATAACATTGTTTTGTTCAATAAACTATCGTTATGTATATTATATCATATAATCAGGACTTGACAACATAGTGAATAATAAGTAGAATACCTTTGTTAGGTTTGAAGAGGAGGGCTTAGCTTTCTTTAGAGTCTTTATAGTCTTCTTTAAATATCTTCTCTAACATCTTTCTAGCATCTTTTACCGAAGATACGTATCCCATTTTATCAGAGATCTTTGTTTTACCATCTTCGTCAAAGTCTACATCATCATCATTTAAGTATCTATTGTAGAAAGTAATAATCTGTTCTTCGTTTACTTCAGTCATAGTAATAATTTTATCGTACTTTATAACGTACATATCATCACTTGGTATTTCCATCCAAGGTTTTACCTTGACATATTGACCAACGTGATTACGCATAACTTTCATAACCACTGGGTTCATCAGTAGAAGTATAGGATCACCATCATTCTCGTCCACACAGACCAACGAGAATATTTCTTCACCTGTAACTAGTTTTATTACTGCATGGAATTCTTCGCCCATATTAATTTTTTAATGGAATGTTTACAATATCGTAATTAAAGTTTTCTTCGTTATAAACTTTGATTCTCTCAATTAAATGATTAAGTGTATAGTTCCGCCTTGCTTTGTAGGAGATGTCGTCAGCAATGTCATAGAGAGTTGCCTTTGTTTTGTTATTGCCTTTCCTGAGCACGCGACCAATAGATTGGAGATTCCGAATTCTAGATTTGGATGGAGAAGCAAAAATGACATTATGGAGGTTCTTAATGTTGATACCTGTGCTAAACGTCCCGTATGAAGCGACAATAATCGCGTTGTTTTCTTGCTCAGTAATCTCCCTTACTTTTTCTCGATCCTCTGTTGCCACACCACCGTGGACGAAGAAAACGTGTCTTTCTTCTACACTACCAGTATTTATTAAATCGAAAAGTGGTTGCCCGTGTCCCTCAACTCTTGAAAATAAGATAAGAGTATTACCTTTAAGATCGAGTGCCAAATTACGAATGAACTTGTTACGTCTTTCGTGATTGATGATATATTGGACTTCATCCTCAAACGTTTCAAACTTATGTGCAGGGTGCTTCAGTAGAAGAACATTAATATCCAGTTTTGCAACGTGTCCTTTCTTCATCAGTTCTTCAGTTCTGATGATTTTATATGAAGGACCAAACAATCCTTCTAATACCCACTTGTGAGTTTGAGTTCCATCAAGGGTTCCAGTGAATCCGTAACGGAATTTTGCATCTCCAAGTTTTGTCATTATAGATATTAATGACTTGCTTTTAAACTGGTGAGCCTCGTCCCCAACAACTAC